GTTCATCCTAAATATCAGGAATCAGATGTTCATAGATGGCAAGCCCGTGACAAATAAGGAGTATCTTGCCACAATGAAGGATCGGGGTTATTTCAAAGACTGCTAAGGAGTTATATGCCAGCCGCCCACAGACATACCGATATTTGCTCAGGTCACGGATGCTTCCCACCCCGTAGAAACTTGGAGGGGTCAAAGAATGTATTCGTAAACAGTCTTGGCTGGCACCGAAAGGGAGACGGTTGGGCAACGCATTGCTGCGGCCCGTCTTGTCACCAAAGCAAGACCGCAATGGGTTCCTCATCGGTCTTTATCAACAGCCGTCCCGCAGCACGGGTGGCTGATCCTGTCCATTGCGGCTCCGCTTGTGCTAGGGGCAGCACCAATGTCTACTGTGGAGGTTGATGGATGTTCTCATCGCTAATTCAAGGTTGGTTTGAACTCGGGATTGCCCTCTCAAGCATGATTGGTGGAATCATCACGGGCATCGTGTATGCCCGCACCCGCGCGGCAAGCGAGGAAAAGAAGCAGATCGAAGAAGCATCGATCAGCATCAAGGGATCCACATATCAGGCAAAGCACACCGTCATTCATGAAACATTGACCGATCTGCGGATTAAGGTCAAGGCCGATAGAGCGCGTATTGCCCATTTTCACAACGGTGGAAAATTCCTTGATGGAACCCCGATGAAGAAGTTCAGCATCACTCATGAATCGTGTGAGCGAGGCGTTCCGTATGACGGCGGCAATTTGCAGAACATCCTTGTCACCATGTTCTGGAACCTCATCGAAACGATGCGCGATAACGACCCAAGGGTCTATCACACAGAGATCATGCCCGATGGGTATTTCCGATCATACAACAAGTCAAACGGTATCGTTGGATACGCAATCCTCCCGATCATGAAGCAGGAACTATACATTGGATTTGTGGAGTTGGAATGGTTTGACGAAGAGAAGATCCCCACGGGAGAACACGAACGACTCATGGCTCATCATTTTGAGCAATCGCGTGATTACATCGAACTTGAACTGGCATTGCGATAATGGCAAAAGCAACCAATACATCCATCGATCTTGACATCAACTTCGACCGCAATCTTTTGTCGAATGATGTTGCCCTTCGCCGCGACGAGGAAGCGATCAAGCGGTCTCTTCGGAACTTGATCCTGCTACGCAAGAATGAGAAGCCTTTCCACCCAGAAATCAGTTCAGGAGTTCAAGACATTCTGTTCGAACTCGTAGATCCAATCGCTGTCGTGGAATTGAAAAAGCGAATTGCAAACATGATTCGGGTGTATGAAACTCGGGTCAATGCTGCAACAATAGACATAGTGGATGTGCTAGATAAAAACGAGATCCGCATTACAATCCATTTCACCATCAAAAATGTGCAGCGGTTGTTCTCGACAACTGTTGCACTACAGAGACTACGATGAGCAATACCTCAAACACCCCAATTGATTCGCTTGAGTTCGATCAGATCAAGACGAACCTCAAGGAGTACTTGCGCGGACAGGAGCAGTTCAAAGACTATGACTTTGAGGGATCTGCTCTGTCAATCGTACTTGACCTCCTCGCATACAACACCCACTATCAGGCGTTTTACGCCAACATGGTGGCAAACGAGTCGTTCTTGGACTCGGCAGTCATGCGGCAATCCGTGGTCTCTCTTGCGAAGCACCTAAACTATACCCCTCGTTCTAGGAAGGCATCGCAGTTGGTCGTTGATGTCGTGCTGACACCTGGCAATCCAGCCACCGATGCGTTCACACAGTCAGTCGTTCAAGGCAAGAAGTTCCTTGAAAAGGGATCGATTTTCCGTGGTAAGGATTTGGAGGGCAAGGCAGTCAATTTCGTCACTCTAGACACATACAAGGCAGCGCGGGTCAATGGTGAAAACATCGTACAGAATGTGACGCTCTATCAGGGGTATCAGAAGCGGTTGTCTTATGTGGCAAATACACAGGGGGGAACCGCTGCTCGGTTCACCATCCCCGACTTGAGTGTCGATATCGATACTGTGGGTGTGGTCGTTCAGCGGTCACAGACCGACAGCACGGGAACTGCACAGATATGGAAGAGATCCACAGATGTAAACAAGTTGGACTCGACTTCCACGGTATTCTTTACACAACAGGGTCGGGATGGCTTGTGGGAAGTCTATTTCGGTGATGGCGTGGTCGGCAAGGCAATTGAAAACGGCAACCTTGTGACGATTCTCTATGTCAACACCAACGGTGCAGCGGGTAATGGTATTGGATTCAACGATACACCGACGAAGCGCGTGATTACATGCAGCGACAACACGGTATATGAAGTCAGGGTCAAGACGGATGCAAATGGAAAGGTGCTGTCTTCTTTTGGTGGTCAGAATCCCGAAGATACGGAATCGATTCGTTACTATGCCCCCCGAAACTATCAGGCACAGGATCGCGCAGTCACCGCTGACGATTATAAGGCATTGCTTGGGCGCGAATACTCGGATCGGGCTGATGCTTTCTTTATCTGGGGAGGCGAGGAAAATGACCCCCCGCAGTATGGCAAGGTGTACATCAGCATTAAGCCCAAGGTTGGTTCGCGGCTTTCCCTGTCGGAAAAGCAAGCAATCGAAAAGACCATTCTCGGTCAGCGGAACCTTGTCACAATCACTCCCGAAGTGGTAGATCCCGAAATCCTTTATATCAACCCATCGGTGACCATTTACTACGATGAGTCCAAGACAACCATGAATGCAGAGGGTGTGCAGTCAAGAGCATCGACATTCATCAAGTCGTTCAACAATTCCTACCTAGGAATGTTTGAGCGGGATTTTAGACAGTCAAAGTTCTCGTCCATCATCGATGGATCGTCGCCTGCGGTCAATTCAAACACAGTAGATATCACTTTGTCCAAGATGTTTGAGCCAAACCTAGGTAGGGCTGCTCCATACAACATCAAGTTTGACAACGAACTGCTGCATCCAATTGATGGATACTCGCCAATTTTGTCGAGCAGCGTGTTTGGATATCAAGACTTGACATCTAGCGCGGTGACCAAGCCAATCGTTGATTGCTATATGGATGATGATGGTTACGGTGTTGTGCGTATCTACAAACTCGATGGTGCAAACAAGATCGTTGTCATCAAGAACATCGGCACTATTGATTACACCACGGGCTTGGTCACCCTTCGTAACTTCAAGGCAGAATATTTGGCTGATGGTGCAACAACCTTGTCGCTGACGGTTGTACCCAAGAAGAAGGACATCTTCGGTCGCAGAAATCAGATCTTGATGATTGATTCCACGGGCATCTCGGTTACTGCAATCCCAGAAAAGACTGCAATCAAGAAAAACGCAAGTGACGCAGCATTCAACGGCTGATGAAGAATACCCATGACAATCGAAGGTGATCGACAACTCTCAAACTTTGTTCCCGACAGGCTTCCTGAGTTTGTCCGTGTCGATCATCCGACCTTGGTGGCATTTCTGTCTGCCTACTACGAGTGGCTTGGCTTGCGCCGAAACTCGGGGAAAATACTGTCGCCGTTGGAGATGAATGACATCCCCGATATCGACACCACATTGGATCAGTTTGTTGATCATTTCAAGTCAGAGTATCTGCTGAACTTTCCAGAGACGCTTGCGGTCAACAAGACCACCGATGAGCCTGTCGATCCTCGCCGCCTGATCAAGAACATCAAGCAATTCTATCTCGCAAAGGGCACAGAGAAGTCCTATGAGTTCCTCTTCCGCATCCTTTACGATGCATCGGTCGAGTTCTATTATCCCAAGAAGGACATCATGCGCTTGTCATCGGGTCGTTGGACACAGAACAACTACCTCCGAATTTCAAACAGCCTTGGTGATCAGATCTACGAAGCGGCTGGCAATAACATAGTGCAGTATGATTCGGGGGGCAACATCGTTGCAACTGCTAGGGTCATCGATGTAACGGTCTATCAGATCGGTAACTTCCCCGTGGCAGAACTCCTGATAACGGGAAGAAACGGTACATTCAGAACAGGAAACCTCGGAATCGACTTCAATAGTGGGGCAGCAGATTTCCATGAAGTCACGGTTTACAGCGTGGTGTCTTCGGTAACGATCAATAACGCTGGCAGCGACTATCAGATTGGTGACAGAATCAAGTTCGTTGCCAATGGTGACAGCGGTCAACGGGGAACTGGTACAGTTGTCGAAGTCAACAGCACGGGTGGAATCAGAAAGATCAACATTGACGATTTCGGAATCAACTATACAAAAGCACCCACGATAGCAATCAATTCCGTTCGCGGATCGGGTTTCAACGGAACCGTTACTGTTGGATCACTCTGTCAGTCTGCGGGATACTATGCAAACAATGACGGTCGTCTTAGCACAAACAAGGTGCTTCAAGACAATCACTTCTATCAGAATTGGTCGTATGTGTTGAAGAGTGAGGTAGTGATTGATCGCTACCGCGAAGTAATTCGTCGCCTCGTTCACCCTATTGGTACAGGCATGTTTGGATCGGTTCTGATCAAGCGATGTGCGAAGGAAGATCTCGACAACTCATCAGCCCTGATGTCGTTTCGTATTCCAATCATTGGGCACTATGTGCCATATACATTCAAGACTTTTGACGATCTGTCGGTGTGGTTTCTCTCGGGTGTCACAGGCGGCGGTCTTACTGCTGCGGGATATTCACCCGACACCCACGACATCTTGATACAGGGTTCTGGAAATGGTTTGGCTGTCATTGGAAACCCAATCAGCAACAACATTTCATTTGTGACTGCCACTACGGGAATACTGAGTCAGTCGGGATTCCCAAATGCAGATCCATTCTGGATCGTATACCCACATGCCAACAAGATGGTTGAGCGTGGATACCATATCGCCAAGATATGGAACACACAGATAGACGATTTCGTTTCCACAGACGGTGGGTGGGGCGAGTGGTCATATAGGCGTGAGAATGGATTGACTGCTATGCGTGATTGGGAGAGCGATCTTCGGTCAACTATAGGGCCTCATGCTCCTCTTTACACCGAGCCATATGATTTCAAGTATGCCCTCCTTGAATACGACGAGACTAGCGAGTTCCGAAAAATTACCGCCCGTGCATTCTTCAATATGCCACAGGGTCAGCATTTCGACTGTCGGGATGAAAATATCGTTAATGTGGCCCTACCACAATTCAGTCCGATTAGCCCAATCGCGGGTCAAGTAATGAGCAATTTGCCGCTTCCCGCGAACACCCTAAGATCAGATTATGAATTCTTTAGACGGGCAATCGTGCAGTTCGGCATAACCCATGAAGAAAATCTTGCATACTACAAAGCGAAGGAGATTCGTATCTACCTCGACAATGTCCTAAAGGCAACCGTGGGAATCAATACCCGCAAGGTTTCTATCAATGGGATCAAGGACGGGCGACACACATTGAAGATGGAAATGTATGACGATCAGCAGAGACTGATCGGAGGCACACAGAAGATCGTGCCGTTTGCATATGAGTTCTCTTATCTGATGGAAGCGGAAGCACTCTAAATACAAAGCAATGGCTGGATCCTGCGACCCATTTCGTCAAAACCACAAGCGCATCGCAGCAGATGCGCTGCTTGGCATCTATGGAGATGTCGATGATAGCAATCTTTTCCTGTCAATCGGCAGGATCGTTGGGTGGGGTGATGACAACGCCCCACCGCCGAGTGTTGATAGTGTAAAGGACGATACGGATTTCTGGAAGTCTGCGTTTGCCCATAAGCGCATCGATAGATCGGATGTCTCAATCGTTGTCAGACGATTCGACTGGACGCCTGGTACCGTATACACTCCCTACAGGGACAACATCGATCTTTTCGATGATCTCGATCCATCCCCGTTCTATGTTTTGGTCGATGAGGAGCGGGTCTACAAATGCATCGATAATGCTGGTGGTGCAGTATCTTCAGTTGCCCCCATGCACACCGACCCAAGAATTCGCAAATTGGGGGATGGCTATCGGTGGAAGTTCCTTTATCAGATTCCTGAATCGAAGCGCAAGTTCCTGACCAAGACGCAAGGCAACAGCATTGGCTACATGCCCGTAGAGTTCATCGATTACTTGCGGACAAGCGATGAGCGGATTCTTCAATGGACTGTGCAAGAAGCAGCGGTAGATGGTGAGATTGCATATGTGCAAATCAATCCAGATGTCGTACCTTTTGTCGTGTCTGATCGCTGCGTATTCCCTGCTGGAAACAATACGGTTGTTGCAGATGTCCCTATGGGAACAACGGGCATCACCCTTGCATCTCCCTATTTGTTCTTGCAGACCGATTACTACAAGGACATGGTTTTGTCCATCGACAGCGGCTATGGTCTAGGTCAGCGAAGAGCAATTGCATCGTTCGTTCCGAGTGGTGGCGGAAACGCCGCATTTATAGCGGTAGACCAACCGTTCTCAAGCAGCATCTCTGGTGGTGCAAACGCATGCACATTCTCCATCGTTCCCAACATCAGAGTGGTCGGTGATGGCTCCGCATATGCGAATTCGGGTAATCCATATGCACAGGCAGCAGAAGTCTCGGTACGATTTGGCGGAACGGCAGGAACTGATGTTCTTCGCGTGAATGGTGTCACCGCCTGCAATGAATTCTTCGAAGTGACCAAATTGATCGATTCCATTGAGTTGGTCGATGGGGGCAAGGATTACACCTTCGCATCCTTGGAGTATGTGAATGGATTTGCTGTTCCGACAGGTAAGGCAAACCTAGCAAATCTTGCTACCCCAATCATGTCTCCACCTGGTGGGCATGGATCGAATCCCGTCAAGGAATTGGGTGCGTCCTCTCTCATGGTCGTGAAGCAATTTGATCGTGGCGAAGGCGGCAAAATAAGCACAGATAACGACTACCGTCAGTTCGCGCTGATCCTCAATCCTGTGCTAACTGAGAAACAGGTTCGCCTGAATTTCTTTGGAAGCGGTCTCACAGGATCGTTTGTGGTTGGTGCGACTGCACAGCAATCCACAGTCGGTGGGTATGACGCTGCATATGGAACGGTGTCTTCTTGGACACAGGGAGTATCGGGACATAGCGGAACAAGCGAGTTGGTTCTCTCTTACATCAGGGGCGGTACATTCGCATATGGCAGTCAGATCAACGGATTGAAGGTTATGAATGTTGATGAGCGAATCTATGCGGGTTCCGAATCTCGCAGACTCCTCAAACTTACGGTAGCACCAACCGATGTCTCATTCTCTGGAAGCGGTGGCGATTTCGTGCGCGGCTATATTGCTCATGGAATTGGAAGTTGGAAATCATCAATCTCGCCATCAAGGGCAACAGGCGAAGTCTACGCATGGGAACCTCAACTGGGAACCAACAAAAATGGATTCTTGTATTTGGAAAATGTGCAGGGCAAGTTCAAGCACCTTGAATGTGTAACAGAAACAGATCCGTTTTATTCGGGCTTTTCGTCGCGCGGATTGAGTGGAATTGGTGAGATCTCTGCAATTGACAGCCTCATCAGAGAAGGAGTTGACGCATATGATCAGACTACTTCGCTGGTGATGTCGTGGGACGATACGCATCCCTTCGACACCTACTCCTTCAGCAAGGATAACTATCAGTCCTTTGCATACGGAAGCACGGGGTCAGCCAATGGCTATGTGATGGATTGGTCGGTGGGTGCCTCTGGAACAACAGGAACACTTCGCCTGTCGGGTACGCAGGGGAGATTCTATGCGGGAATGACCTCATCTTATACAGAGGGATTTGCCACCGTGAGTAAAGTTCTCCACACGGGCGAACTGAAATATAGGTCTGGAGAGATCCTATACATACAGAATATGAAGCCGATTCAGCGCGGCTTTGAGCAAAAGGAAGAGATCAAGATCGTTATCGACTTCTGAGGTAGGAATAAATGCCATCATACGACCCAAGCCTGTTCAATGTAGACCCCTATTACGATGACTTCAGCGAGGACAAGAAGTTTCTTCGTTTGATGTTCCGTCCAGGATATGGCGTTCAGGCAATAGAACTGACGCAGATTCAGACCTTGCTTCAGAATCAAATTGAGCGACTAGGCTCCCATATCTTTGAGGAGGGCAGCATTGTCCTTGATGGTCAGATCAGCGAAAATCGTGTTAAGTATGCAAAGGTTAGTCTTGGCACGGGCGTAAGCCCAAGCGACTTCATCGGTACAGTCGTGGGCAGTTCGGGCAAGGCAAATGCCCGCGTTGTACACGCAGAAAGTGGTCTTGCAAATACGACAGACCCGTATCCTGTCCTGTTCTTTGAATACATGGATGGGTTGAGTTCGTTTGCTGCAAATGATATTCTCGCTGCAACCGCAGCAAATGGTATTGGTATTACCGCTGCCGTCACAGGCCCAGCGGGATATAACACAACTGGTGATGCAATCGTAGCATCGGTTGATCGCGGAGTGCGATTCATCGAGGGGTTCTTTGTACTCAACACGGCACAGTCCATCGGCGCATACAACCTCACAGGTGCCGCAGGGAGTCAGGTTCGCGTCTACGACAATCCAACCACATCGATTGGTTTCTCGGTAGACAAGTCATTCGTTACTGCTACAGATGATACCTCGCTGAACGATCCTGCATTCGGATTCTACAACTATGCAGCACCTGGTTCTGATCGATTTGTGATCGATCTTGTTGCATCGCAGCGCGGATTCACGGCATCCGACACGCAATCGGTTGACAACTTCTCGCGGGTAGGCTTCGTTGAATTCATGCGCGTGGTTGATGGGGACATTGTCAAGGTAGAAAAGTATCCAGATTACGCAATGCTTGAGGATACCCTTGCACGGCGTACCTATGACGAATCGGGCAACTATACCGTAACCCCATTTGAACTCACTCTGAAAGGCCCAACTGCTAGCGGAAGCAATACTGTCCTGAAAGCAGAGTTGTCTCCTGGCAAGGCATATGTCTTCGGATACGAGTTTGAGACGCAGGGCAAGACAAAGTTGAACATTCCATGTGCGCGTGGATCGAGCCATGAGCGTACAATTACCCGAGATTTCAATCGCTCGGTTGGGCCTTACACAAAGGTCACCTTCTCGGGAATCCCCGATTCATTCGGTACAACCGCATCGCTTTCGACCCATCCAAAGGTCGTACTATCCACAGGAGCAAGCGGCGCAGCCTGTAGTGCAATCGGTACTGCAAGAATTCGTTGGACGGAGCCGTACTCCCCGCCGATATACAACCTGTCGCTATATGACATCAACCTCACGGGTGGCGCATTCTCGAACATCACCCGCGTGTTCATGCCAAACAAAACTGGCACGACCTCTCACCTGTTCAGCATCACGGGCGGGAGTGCCAATCTTGAGTTGCAAGATCAGGGATCTTTGCTGTATCAGATTCCCGAAGGATCGGGTGTCACGGCATTCACGGCAGGCAACTACGCAATCGTTTCGTACTCGACACAGACTGCTTCCTCATCGACTTATGCCTTCACGATCAACTCATATGATCCCGTTGGTATGCAGTTCCCCATTCCCGCAGCCACAACAGTAGCATTGCCTAATGCAGATGTGGTGGTATTTGACAATGACGGCAAGGTTCTTGGAGGCACGGCAGCGCGTGGGTCGGGCGCAAATCAATTGTCAGTCACGGTTACTGGCACAAGCGCGGGCAAGAAGTTGACGGTGATCGCCACGCAGGAGTTCGCAAATACCGCTACTTCCATGACTTCATTCAGACGGTCGAAGACGCTGAATACCGTCAGTACATCTCTCACGGGTCAATGGGCTGGTGCGCTCACGGGAGACGGTAGGGGGTCAACTTCAGACACTCTGTATTTCAACGGTTATAATGATGTCACGCAAGTCCTGTCTCTTACTGGAACCATCGGAGCAAGTTCGGGGTTCAACTTGCTTCCATACTTCTCGTTTGACTCGGGTCAGCGCGATGCCCACTATGATTGGTCTCGGTTGACGCTGAACCCAGGTGTCACGGGTATCACAGGCCCATACACCGCAACATTCAAATACTACAGCCACAGCGCAGGACTCGGCCCGTACACGGCACAATCGTACCCCGACTACGAAAACATTCCCTCGTACACAAGCAAAACAACGGCAACGACATACGGTCTGCGTGACTGCATTGATTTCCGTCCCGACAGGGGTGTCGGTGGGGATATGAGTACCACCACATGGGTACCCACAAATACGAATGCAAACTCCGACGATTTCACATACACCCATTTCCTGCCAAGAACCGACAAGATCGTTCTGACCCGTGATCGCAAGTTCTCGGTCATTTCGGGTATACCGTCTGTAAATGCGGATATCCCCGTAGACGATCCAAATGCAATGACTCTCTATACGGTGAGGGTCAATCCGTACACACTCAACAGCGATGATGCTTCTATTCGTTATGTCGAAAACAAGCGTTATACAATGCGCGACATCGGTGACCTTGAGAAGCGCATCGAGGCTGTTGAGTACTACACCACGCTGAATCTTCTTGAGCAAGAAGCCAAGGCGAAGAGCATCCTTGATACAAACGACACGGAGATGCCCAAGCGCGGTATCCTTGTCGATCAGTTCAAGGGTCACGCAGTCGCAGACAATACAGATACGCTGTTTGCCGCAAGTGTCGATTATGAGAACAACGAGGTTCGTCCTCCCTTCACTACTCGTTCGTATAAGTTGACTGGAGCCACAAACATTACCAATGTGTCTGGTGCTACCGCTGATAAACTGTATACGCTGTCCTATACGACATCGGCGGATATTTCAAATCTGCTTGCAAGCGGATCGGTGACAATCAATCCGTTCAATATCATCAACTACTTGGGTAGCATGTCTATCAGCCCCGCTACCGATACATGGTTCGACACGACTAAGCAGCCAAAGGTCATCGTCAATGTCGAGGGTGAGAATGACAACTGGCAGCAGAACAGCAACTACGGCTTCGGTACACGCTACAACGATTGGGAAGCCATTTGGTTCGGCAAGGACAATCAGAATGCAAAGAACACCCGCCCCAACTTGGTGCGGAACAAGTTGCTGTCTGCGAAGTCGGAAGGCGTATCGCTGAACGCAATCAATTCATCGGTGGCACCCGAGACGATGAAGAAGACGGTCAATAACAAGACCATCGCCCGTGATGTGCTTCCTGTTGCCCGCGCACAGACAATCTCCATCTCTGCCAAGGGTCTCAAGCCCAATACAACCTTCTTTGTGTTCTGTGATGATGTCAATGTGACCCCGTACTGCACGGCATACAACGGACAGAAGACCAGCAGCAAGGGAGAGGTCGCTACCGACTACTCCTTCAACTTGGTGAACAACAACTATGTCGCGCAGAACTTCCTTGTGGGTCGCCATGTGATCCGTATCATTGACAGCACCAACATCGATGATCCAAGCACATGGACGATGTCGGCGGAAGCAGTCTATGCGGTCGAAGGCACATATAATTCGCTGTCGGAAGATGGGCATCTCGCAACCCGTTTGCCAGAGACTCGTCGCAAATCTGTCAAATCCTCCAAGGTTGTTTCAAACCTTTCTGAGATCTTGACGGCCGCGGGGGAGATTCGTGGCTATACAGAGCCAGTTTCGCAGACCTTTTATGTTGATCCCACCAAGTACCCAAGCGGTATCTTCGTCAAGGCTGTCGATCTATACTTCAACACAAAGGACAGCCTAACGACGATTCCTGTCACCGTACAGATTCGTCCAACGATGGCGGGGTATCCCCACCCATCGAAGGTTCTGCCCTTTGCATCTTCAACGCTGTATTCGGACAGCATCAGCACAGGCGATCTGATCACATCGGGCGGTTCCAATCAAACGAACTTCGCCTTTAGCAGCCCCGTGTATCTGTTGCCTGGTCAGGAATATGCAATCAGTATCCTGACCAACTCCTCGGAATACTCTCTATTCTCGGGATCGGTTGGCAGCAGCGTGTTGCTTGCGAATGAGCAGGATCCGAAGTACAACATCACAAAGCAGCCGATGATGCGGTCGATCTTCAAGGCTCAGAATACGGGCAAAATGGTGAAGAACGACAACGAGACCTTGGCGTTCCGTCTGCATCTCTGTCACTTCAGCAGCACGGGAAGCATTCGTTTCGTGAACGGTAGTGGAAGTGGTGACACACAGTTCTACATCAACGAGATGCGACTCAATGCCGTGGACATTGCACCAGAAGGCTCTGCAATTTCATATTCTTCCATCGTACAGAGCAGCCCAAGCGTCACGAACTACACGCAGTTCTTGCCGAACAAGAACATTGTGCCCGCAACTGGATACCACCTGATCACATCGGGAACCTCTCAGGGCGGCGTAGCATCGGTTGATGTCACGATGAGTTCAAGCACAGACGGAATGGTGTCGCCTGTCTTTGACTTGGAGAAGTCAAGCCTTGTCACAGTATCCAATACCATCAACAACAATACCATAACAACGCGGGGCGATTCGCAATACAACGGCGAATTGGATCCAACCAACTCGGGTTCCAATTACAAGACCGTTGCACGGTACATCACCAAGAAGGTGACGCTTGATGAGGGCATGGAGGCAGAAAATCTGACGGTTGCCATGTCGCTGTGCAACCCAAAGAAGAACAGCAGTATTGCGTCCTCAGTAAAGGTGTTCATTCGTCCGATTCCTGTCGGTGAGGTTGACTTTGAAAACACAGATTATGTCGAGTTGACCACAAGCGACTCAGGCGTGTCCTCCTCGGATACAGACTATCGTGAGGTTTCATTCACAAACATTGGGTACACCGCCCTTACCAAGTTCAAGACCTTCTCGGTCAAGATCGTCATGTTTGGAAGCCCGACAGGTGAGGCGGTACCACACCTCAAGAATCTGAGGATCATTGCCACATGATGCCCAACCGCATTCGTGTCAAGAATGAGAGCATGGTGCGAGACACCAAAACAGGTGCCTTGCTCTCAACTGACAGAGATGCGGTTATGGCATATGAGCGCAAAAAGCAAGAGCAGAAAGCGCAGAGGGATCGGATAAATAGGCTGGAGCAAGAGGTCTCCGATCTGAAGGAACTTGTATCGAAACTTATAGAGAAACGGTGAACACCAAATGTCCTGTACCGCAGCAGACCTGATCAACATCCAACCACTCGTTCTATCGGACACCTTTAATACATGGTTCGACAGAACGAATGAGATCATTGCCGCCGCAAGCGCGATCAATATCTTTGACATCGATGTTGGCCCTACAAACAGCGGTCTTATCAAGGAAACTGGCTGCTCGGGTGGATATTACAACGGAGTGGCAACCATCTCGGTCAATCCTGGTGCGGGAATTGGTATTGGGGTACCCGCATTCACGAACAACTATAACAAGGTGATCATCGATGCGGTACGGCTTGAGAATCTAGGAACAGGTGCCTCTGCCAACCCGATGATGGATGATTACTACATCGTCAGCGATGTCAGCGATACTCGTCAGGGTTCTGCGGGAACGCCCAAGCGCACATGGGCGCACAGAATGCTGCCACCTGTTGTGACATTCGGAAACTCAGGCGAGGGAACATTCACCATTCAGGGAAATCTGAATGTAGTTGGAAACCTGAATGTGTCCAACACGGTTGCCTACATCGATTCAAACGACCTCCGCATCGAAGACAAGATCATCGAACTTGCATACAATCGGTACTCCGATTTTGTGGTGACTGGTGCTGGTTTAACGGCAGGAACCTTTGCAGTAGGTGCCACGGCATATTATACCGATAGCGGAACACCCACAGCAGGAAGCGCAACGACTATTGGTCAAGTTCGTAATTGGACTTACGGATCAAGCACCACAGGCTCCATCCAACTTCACTCGTTTGCACTCGGTGGTGTGGATGATTTGATTAGTGGTGGAAAGTTGGTTGTTACGGGACAGTCCTATACAGGAGTTCTTACACTAAGCAGCACCCCTGTTGCAGGAACCGATTTCTTCAATGATGAACTGCTCACACCCGCAGGCATCGACATTAAGGGTGCATCGGCAGACAAGACATTCCTGTGGAATCTCAGATCGCCCGACATGCAGACATGGAATGCATTCGTCACCAACACCAACTTGGGTGTTACGGGTTCGACGAATTACATCCTGTCTCCCAACTTCAAGGCATTTGGCTACAGCGATTCCAGCGTGAACAACTCGTTCACTTTCTATGGGTCATCGAACTCGTTCACTCGTTACGATGTCGGAACCGCCCTGACGATGCGACACAGCCCAACGGGTTCGGCTGGCATCACCTTCGGTATCGTTTATACGGGAAGCACGGGGCCAGCAGTTTATCCAAATGTCCCTGTGTACGATTGGGTCAAATACTATAATGCAGATCAATTAGACGGGGCACATGCCCTGACCACATCGACTCCTTGGTCTATTCCCGTTTCGTTGGATGATGGCAAGTTGCATCCCGATTGGATTCGCGCCGATGCGCTCCGAAAGACATTCTGCCAAGCCAATCACGGGTTTGCTAAGGGGCATGTCGTTCGTTTCGATTTCGATGGCTCTCTGACATTTGCTCGGGCAAACACAGTCGGTAATGCAGAGGCTGTTGGTATTGTAGAAAGCGTCACGGGATCTTGCTTCAGCGTAGTCACGAAGGGCTTCATCTCTGGACTCACCGCAACGGGTGGTCTTGCTTCAATCTATCCGCTCGTTACGGGCAATGCATACTTCCTGTCTCCTGATGTCGCGGGTAGCATGATTGCCAACCCAGACTCGGGCGCATATGAAGTACTGGCAGGAGAGGTTCGTAAGGCGATCTTGGTTTCCACAGGAGTCGGATCGGGATATGTTGTAAACTACACGGGTATCGTAGTTGGTGACACACCCACAGATCTCGTATATCTCCGCTCGGTAGCCCCAATCGGAAGCGTTCACCCGTTTGCGGGCGCAACCTCGGGAATTCCCGATGGCTGGTTGCTCTGCGATGGTGCTGCAAAGGAACAGGATGAGTGGAGCGATCTGTTCTCTGCAATCGGACAGAAGCACTACGCGATTGCAACCGTCTACGATTCGTCCACTATCACCCTTGAGGGAGATACGCGAGGTATTGCATCAGGCGATGCTTTGACAGTCACATGGGCTACGGGAAGCGCAGACATCATCGTGCAGTCGGTAAACACAACCACACGAAGAGTCGTTGCGACAACAACCGCATTTTCGACCCTTGATGCCAACATCTCTGTCAAGGTTTACGGGCGCACCGTTGCATCAACAGTCGGTCGATCTGTATTCTTCCTGCCAGACCTACGCAGACGAACCGTATTCGGCACCTCGTCTGAATACAGCAGCCTGTCACCATCTCTTTCACTTGGTGCAGTTGGTGGTCAGGATACTGTTACGCTTCTGCCAAGCAACATCCCACAGCACACTCATGGCTTGGATGCAAAGGTTCCATCCGATCCCTTTGGTGCGGCAAATGCATCTTCGACTGATCAGACGGGTGAATTTGAAGAGACGGGCGATACCCCCGCATCGTTTGATACGCTACCGCCATATGTCACGATGCATTGGATTATTCGTTCCAAGAAGGGTCTGTCGGCAACGATCCTGACGGGACACAACCACGACAACTTCTACATCAGATATGACATTCCACACACGACTGTGGCGGGTGCTGCGCGTACCCTGACTGATTCGGATCGCATTCAGTTCCGTTCTAATGCCAAGGTGCTTCGTAATGATGCAGATGACACCTTCAGAGGTACGCTGACAATCACGGGCAACCTATTTGTGCAGGGTGTTGGTGGCGACACGGTCGATGCAACCATCGTTGGTGGTATGAGTGCTGATTACATCAACACGAATCGCGCATATATCAACCAGTCTGCCGTTGTCAAGTTGGCAAGCGCACAGTTGCTGAACATTACGGGTGGGTCAAACACCACCGTGAAGATGTATCCTGCCCTGAACTACGGTCTCACGGGTGGAACCAAGACATACGATCAGACAAAGCGTAGCGCAAACAGCAGAAACCTTGTGGTGGATCACAGCACAGGCGAAGTCAGCGTTCGACCTCTGCACACAGTCAGCGAAAATGCTCCTCCCACAACCACATCGGGATACCCCGAAGGCTTCGTTTGGTATCAGACGGGTACTGGCGTTGAGACTGACTCTTTGGCAGCAACCAATGGTTATGTTGTATTGCCAGGTGGCATTCTCATGCAATGGGGAACTGTGACTACGCCTAGTGGCAATGACAATAGAGTGGCAGTAACTTTCCCCAAGCCATTCTCGGCAACTCCGTGGTCTGTTACTGTCACCCCCAAAAATCACCAATCTGATCCCGCTGAACCTTGGTCTTCTGGTTCGTTTGACTACTCGGGACAGTATCAACTCCCAACTGCTACGGGAATGTATGTGATCGCTCAGGCATCATCGGGCGATGTAGCAAATGTGGCTAAAACTCTATCTTGGATTGCAATCGGTAAACTGTAATGGCACAGACGATCAACAGAGACATGGATCAGGGCGCAGACTTCTCCTTCTCCTATGTGGTGAAGGGTGATGACGGCACACCGACCAACATCGGAAGTGGCTATACCGCCTACGCGCAGATGCGTAAGTTCTACTCATCCTCAAGCGCAACTACCCTGAATGCATCGATTACAGGATCAACGGGGAACATTAGAGTTTCTTTGGGTGCCACAGGAACGGCAGGAATCAAGGCAGGGGTGTGGTTTTATGATTTGGAACTGCATTCCAATGGCAGCAAAAATGTCCAACGCCTTGTGCAAGGCATGATAAATGTCTATCCCGAAGTGACGAAAATTCCTTGACAGGGACAGGTGAGTGGATATGATTCGCCTAAATACCTGACACAACCTCTTTATCATGGAGATTGATATGAGCCAGACCCTGACAGTTGAAAAGCCCGTTGTCGCCCCCGCAGCAAGCACCACAAATACGGTCGCTGCCCCAAACAAAACCAAGACGATCACCCTATGCATGATCGTGAAGAACGAGTCGCATGTCATCGAGCGTTGCCTCTCGTCTGTTCTTCCCATCATTGATCGTTGGGTCGTGGTGGACACGGGTTCGACTGACGGTACACAGCAGAAGATCAAGGATTTCTTTGACCGCAACGGCATTCCTGGCGAACTCTTTGAGCGTCCGTGGAAGGACTTCGGTCACAACCGCAGCGAGGCTCTTGAACTCGCACAGAAGACCGATACCGATTATGCTTTCATGATTGACGCAGACGAGATCCTCGTATTTGAGCCAGGTTTCGATCCCGTCAAGTTCAAGGATAACCTGACCGCCGATCTCTACAACATCTTTGCACAGTTCGGTCAGACGCGGTATCACCGTCCGCAGATGACGAGCAACAAGAAGCCCTTCTATTATCGTGGGGTTCTCCATGAGTATGTGGACTGTAAGGAGCCAATCGGCACCCGTGACTTTGCGCGTGGGTTCATGAACACCCCGATTCAGGATGGTGCCCGTTCGTCGGATCCCGAGAAGTACAAGAAGGATGCGGTCAGATTTGAGGAGGCTCTTGCATCGGGCACGGTTGACGAGAAAGACTTCAATCGCTACCACTTCTATCTCGCACAGTCCTACCGCGATTCGAACCAATGGGAACCCGCCCTTCAGGCGTATCTCAAGCGGGCTGATCTTGGCGGTTGGAACGAGGAGGTCTTCTACAGCCTCTATCAGGCGGGTCGAATCATGGAGATTCTGGAGAAGCCCGTTGACAACATCATTCAGATCTACTTCAAGGCGTATCAGGTCGCTCCGTGGAGAGCAGAGAGTCTGTGGGCTGCTGCCCGCCTCTGCCGTGCATTCTCGCGGTTTGATCAGGGTTACCGCTTTGGAAAACAGGCTCTTAAGATTCGTTATCCCGAGGGTGCGCTCTTCGTGGGTCAGGGCATCTATGAGTGGGCGATCTTGGATGAGTTTGCTATCCATGCCTTCTGGACGGGTCACTACAGAGAGTCCCGTACCGCCAGCATTCAACTCCTAAACGAAAATAAGTTTCCTGCGGATCAGCGGGAGCGGATTGAGGCGAATCTCAAGTTTGCAACCGATGCTATCGTCAATGAGGGCGAGGGGTGACCAATTGACGCTAAATAGTGGCAGTCTGACTACTAAAGGTAGGAACTCCACTTATGGCATTTAGCGCAATCCCTCTTGTTGGCGGCGGCGGCGGAAGTGACGGCCGAAGAATCCTAAACACATGGTCGGTGCCTATTGGGCACTCGTTCGTGGAAGGCAATATCGTTCTCTATACAGGGGGAACGACAGGATTCAGCCTCGCATTGGCAAACGATCTGTCTACTACGCAGACAGTCGGTGTTGTCGAAAGCACCACGCCATCGTCAATCAAGGTCATCTATCAGGGCGAGATCGATTTCACGGGCACTCTCCCCATCGATGGTGGTGCGGTTTCGCTCACCGCAGGAACCGTTTACTATCTATCTCCGACGAATGCGGGCAAACTAACTCCTGTTCGTCCAACCGACAGCACTTCCTACATTCAGGGCATCCTCGTTGGAACAGACAGCAAGAAGGGTCTTGTCATCAATTCGTTGCCATCGGCACCGACAACGGCATCCCTTTTTACTCCCGTAGGCTCCATCGTTCCGTGGGCAGGAAGTTACAACACAGTACCAAGCACATGGCGTATCTGTGATGGCGCAGGAGTACGCAAGTCTGGAAGCACCCCGATGGATGGGGTTAATTACTCTTATCTGTATTCCATCATCGGTGACAAATATCGCGTCACAAGTCTTGCATCAAGTACGACTGGCCCTGCGGGCAACACCGCCCGAGATGTCATTGTCTCCTTCTCCAGCGAGGGGCATGAGGACTACACGGGAACGACTGCTCACGGTCTCGTTGATGCCCTGTCGGATACTTACAAGGAATACAAAATCGGTTGGGGTGGTACTAACGATTATGCAATCGGTAGCCTGACTGCCGCCAACACGACAAGTGCCCGCTTTCAGTTCAAGCGCGGGTATCCAGGTGCAACTCCCGTCAATTTCAGCGGAGTCTCTCCAAGCAGCCTTGTCACGATTCAGTCTTTGAGTTCCAACGAGGCAACAGGTTGCACATCGGATCGCTTCTTCATCCCCGATCTGCGGGCAAGAACGGTCTTCGGTGTGGGATATTCGTCGGGTTTGTCTGAACTCAATCGTGGTTCAATCGGTGGAGATGATACCCATCTTCTCACAACCAACGAGATTCCAGACCACGACAACACAATTTACAGCGCATCTACCTTCTCTACTAGCGGTGGGACAAATGTTCTTGCATTTACCACACCCGTAAGCACAAGCATCACGAATGTCACCGCTCGGGCAGCATCGTTCACGGCTGACAACGAAGCGATTTCGATGATGCCCCCATATGTGGCAACGAACTGGATCATCAGACACAAGCAGTTCCAAGGCCCTGGCATCGAGATTGGGCCAGCAGGACAAAAAGGCTTGACTGGATGTGGCATCTATGTGGTGAGCAACACCAAGACAGGCACTTGCTACCAAGTGGTGTTTGGATATACGGGGTCGGACAATTGCAGCGGTGTGACCTTTGGCGTTACAGCCTGCGATGGCGCACAGGGCACTCCAGGAACTGACGGTGCTGCGGGATCACAAGGCCCCGCAGGCCCAGCAGGCCCCGCGGGGCCACAAGGCCAGCAAGGTAATGCTGGAGCAGATTGCCAATGCTCTAATTTCGGAGATGGCAGTCAATCGTATACCGTATGGGCTGCACCCACCTCACCATACAAGGATGGAATTGCAGGAAACCCAGAGGCAACATTCCTACCCACGAATCTGTCCATGGATCCGCTCTATCCGACAGACTTCTCGTACATGATGAACTCGTTCAAGTCTGTGAATACCGCACCTAGGGCTTCTGCGGCATTCTACTACCGCGATCCGTATAATGTCGTGAACGAGGCTGCATACCAATACGGCAAGACGCTGGCTACGCCTCCAAATCCGAATGTGAAGATCAGCCGTCCCACGGTATACAACCTGTCGGTGATCAATGATTCGGCATCAGCCTTCTTCCTGCCGTTTGATATCGTGTTGACACCTGGCGTTTATACGCTCGACAATCCGTGGTACAACTACATCAATCGTGATTTGTATATCCGAGCAGAGGCAAACAGCGTAGTCACACAGACAGTCACGGGTGTAACACTCCTGCCCCTGTATACCGCATTGGGTGCAACTGATACCAATCAGTTCAAACTGCAAGTAAACATCGGCACAGGTCAGTCGATGATTGCCGCAACAGGTTCCGCTGTTCGAATCTCTCCTCCTCTAACCCTAGTGGATGGAATCACAGGTACATACGGTCTGTCTGGAAGTCTATACGGAGTGACAGGTGGCAGCGGCAGCATCTTCAACCGATTGATTGTGGGTGGTCACGAAGTCGTTGGCATAAGCGGCCCGTACCTTACTATGAATGTCCGTAATGAAGCAGGCCTGTCGTTCGCAGCCTATCTCAACAAGACATTCACCAACTATGTCAACACGATGGATGTCTATAGGGTCACCGTCCATACGACAAGTCAAGGTGGCGCATTGTTTACGAACAAAAACACGCGCACATATCTCGGTGAACACACAGTCGGTGGTGTACAGGGTGATGGTATCGCGTTCATCAATCACTCTGCTACGGCTTCACTCAACGATAGAAGCATGACACCGTATATCTCGGGTGGGGCATACAGCAATGCAACAGCACTTCAGACAGATGGGGGAACCATTCGGGCAACGAACTGCATGTTCCTGAACTATCCAGTTGCCACTCATGCATATAATGGCGGCACGATATGGCTTGAGTATCCCGTAATCTCAAATTCCTATTACGGTGCAAGTGCGGAGGATGGTGCAAACCTCAAGATCTCTGGTGGCATCTTCAGCAGAAACGCATTCCCGATCATTACGGACGGTGCAAGTTTCACGAAGGTAACCCACAACCTAGAGCAGATGGGCAAAGCCACCATCGTTGGAAATCGCGCACCTGTGAGTGTTGTCAATGGATCTGCCGATATTGGCAGCACCAACATCATCGGCCCAGGCGTATTTGTGCAGAATGGTAATATTCAGATCAAGCCATTCACCATGATCTTGAGCGATCAGGGTGCTACCGCTGTTGGTGCATCAGGTGCAACTGGAAGATCTACAGCCGTTAGCGACAACAAATTTGCAATGCTCTCTGTCAATGGAAACATCAAGACACCCGACATGTATGGTGTTTCTGCTCTGAATGCAACCGATCCCGTTAGTCTTGCGTCAACTGCAAAGTTGAGCGGTCAGGGAACTGTTCAGGGCATCAACTCGCACATCATCGTCACCGCCAAGAAGACAAACTTTACAGTCGTGGTTGATACGATCACTATCGCAGAGTCCATTATGGCGAACGATGCACCACTTGCAGTAGAGGGTGCAATAGAAGAGGGAGTCTGATATGTTCAAGCATGAGGGTGATCGAATTTTCTTGGATGGGCTTCAGGTTTCATTGAACATTTTCCTCGTTCTTGAGCCAACATATCAGTATCCAAGTCAACTGGCTGTCATGTTCTATGATGGTTCTCGAAGGCACTATAGAACCCGACATGGATCGTGGAGTGTTTCGGGAAAATGGGAAGATGGGGATCGGTATCTGAGCCGCATTTCTGAGTTTTCGAGATTGGTTGCAGAAGAGAACAACGAGAACCTGGAAGTCGAGGCGGCTGTCGAGGAGGCAAAGCGGCTTGCGGAACCCGACATAAAGGCTAAATATCCCGAGGAGGATACACCAAATGTCGAGTTGCAGCAGCGGAATGATCTCAAGCCGAAGCGAACTAAAAGAGTACGCGCTTCGGGCGAACGGTCACCCCGTAGTGGAGATCAACATAGCGGATGAGCAGTTGGAGGATCGTGTCAATGACGCACTCCAATTCTTCTCCGAATACCACTTCGACGGGGTGGAAAAGGTCTACCTGAAGTACAAGGTGTCCCAACAAGACATCAACAACGGGTACATTACCTTTACGGCAGATAACACGATCAACAAAAATGCAGACGGGCACGGCTTCGAAGATAGCGAAGCAATTCAGACGAGTCAGGATCCTGATTGCCCCGAAAATGTCCTTTTGCAGAACCTGATCGTTAGCGTCACTCGCATCTTCCCGTTCACGCAGCAGTCAGTAGGCATGTTCGATGTTCGCTATCAGTATGCATTGAACGACCTGTACACATTCGGCACGATTGATCTCGTCCAATACGACATGACGCAGCAATACCTACAGTTGCTGCGTCAGTTCCTGTCTCCCGACAAGAGCATTCGATTCAATCGCGTGGCGAACAAGTTGTATCTGGATTCGGACAAGCGGCAGTTGAACCCAGGCATGTATCTCATCATTGAGGCATATCGCATCCTAGACCCCCGCGTATATCCCGAGGTCTACAACGACCGTCTTCTCAAGAAGTATTTGGTTGCGCTCGTTCGTTGGCAATGGGGAGTCAATCTCTCCAAGTACAACGGCATCAAGTTGCCTGGTGACATCACCCTCGACGGTCAGTCGATGATGAAGGAATCATGGCAGCAGAAGGAAGACATCGAGAAAGAAATCATCCTGAAGGGCGAGTTGCCCGTCGATTTCATCATGGGATAAAGGCAAACCATGGCACTCAATCCATACATCAGAGTCAACAACAAGACATACCTCCCCGAGCAGAATCTCGTAGAGGATCTGACCATTGAGGCCATCAAAATATACGGTCATGAGATGTACTACATCCCTCGGAGCATGCTCAAGCGGGATGATCTGTTTGGTGAGTCCAAGTACTCACGATTCACCTCGTTCAAGATGGTGGAGATGTACATGGACACTACCACCGCATTTGAGGGTGGCGATACATTCACCAAGTTTGGCTTTGAGATTCGGGACAGCGTGAAGTTCACGGTATCCAAGAAGCGTTTTCAGCGCGAAACCACTATGGGCAGACCTTTGGAAGGAGACTTGCTGTACCTACCGATCAGCAAGGGTCTGTTTGAGGTTAAGTTTGTCGAGCATGAGAACCCATTCTATCAATTGGGCAAACTCTACTCGTACCAACTTACATGCGAACTGTTTCAGTATTCGGAGGAAGATTTCGACACGGGCATCCCCGAGATCGATGCAATCAACGACGAAACAGGGTTCAAGGTCAACCTCAACCTTGGAGGAATCTATGGATCAGGATCTTTCGCAGAAGGCGACAGCGTTTATCAATACGCGGATGGATCAGTTACAGGGGCAACTACGGGAGCGTCTGCGCGGGCGGTGGTCTACTCGTATGAGCCTAACAACGATCCGAACCGAATATCTCTATCCAATGTTGTTGGCACTTGGATCGAAGAGACGGAGGCGGGAACAACCGCCTACATAGCCAAGGCAGGCAGAAACCTGTATGCGCCAATCGTGAGCAAGACGGACACGATGGGCATCCTAGACGAAGCGAAGAACGAAGCCATACAGATAGAGGCAGACACGGTCTTCAACTTTGACGAGAAGAATCCGTTCGGAGATCCATGATTCATGCTTGAGTACTTCTATCACGGCACGGTACGCAAGGTGGTCGTTGGGTTCGCCTCCCTTTTCAACGACATCCATGTCGTTCGCAATGACGAGAATGGAAATGAAAAGGAGCGCATTCGCATTCCGATTGCGTATGGCCCACAGCAAAAGTTCTTGCGCCGTCTTGACAGAATTGGAACGGACTTCGATCAACAGCAAGTGCGTTTGGAATCGTATCTTCCGAGAATGGGATTCGAAATCACATCTTTGCAATATGACTCGTCGCGCAAGTTGAACAGCATACAGCAGACCGTTGGATACAACGCAGCAGACAGAGGCTCATTGAAGAGACGGTACGAGCGCGTACCGTACAACATGAATCTCACCCTGAGTGCCATGACGAAGAGCATGGATGATTGCTTGCAAATTGTCGAGCAGATCCTCCCATACTTCACCCCCGAATATGTGTTCAGCATCAAGGCAATCGATGGGTTGGATACGAATGTGGACATCCCAATCGTGCTTTCATCAATCACGATGGGCGAAGGTGACGATGGTTCGTATGGTGACTATGCCACCCGAAAGACGAACTTTGCCACGATTCAATTCGTCGCCAAGATGTACCTCTACGGGCCTGTCAAGACCGCACCGCTCATCACGAACACGAATGTCAACATCTTTGACATCAAGGACTACGGCAAAGATCGGACAACGATTCCTCCATTTGCCGACATTGGTGCATCCGCAGCGGCGGGTGTTACTGCTGGTGGTTATGCACCATCTCTGACCGCAGGGTTCACAGGAGCCACGCAAGCAGAGGTCTATGTCCGAGAATACCCGCCGACACCATTCGTGTTCTGATAACTACAGAAAGCCCTGATAATGAGTGAAATTGACCTGAACATCGCCAAGACCCTAGGAATCGATCCTACGCCCGAGGAGCAGAAGACAGAGATTCTGCCCGTCAAGACTATCCCGAGTGGCGAATACGCCCCCATAGACGCGGATAAGGACTACAAGGAAGTTCGGACAAACCTCAAGTGCATCATCGAAAAATCGCAGGAGGCGATTGAGGGGATTATTGAACTTGCACAGGAGAGTCAGCAGCCCCGAGCCTATGAAGTGGTGGCGCAACTCATCCAATCGTCCCTAGAGGCAAATAACAAACTCATGGATCTCCACCGCCGCATGAAGGACATCAAGCGGGAAGAGAAGAGCAAGACCACGACTGTGACCAATAACTCAATCTATGTTGGTAGCACGGCTGACTTGCAGAAGATGATTCGTGAGCAGCGAAAGGCTCTCGACAGGGGCGAGGTCATAGATGAGCCATGATCATGAAACATACCTAGGCAACCCCCTTCTCAAGGGAGCCTATGTCAAGCAAGAGTTCAGCAAGGAGCAGTTGGCTGAGTACATCAAATGCTCCGAAGATCCGATCTATTTCATTGAGACATACATCAAGGTAATCACCATCGATGAGGGGCTGATGCCCTTCGCGCTCTATGACTTCCAAAAAGACATTGCTCGTTCGGTGTTCGACAACCGATTTACGATCTGTAAGATTCCCCGTCAGAGCGGAAAGACAGCCACCCTGATTGCATGCATCCTGCACATGGTACTGTTCAATCCGAGTTACAAGGCGGCAATTCTCGCCAACAAACTCAAGACCGCGACAGACATCATGGATCGGTTCAAGGTTGCATACGAAAACCTTCCGAAGTGGTTGCAGCAAGGCATTATTGAGTGGAATAAGACGAGCATCACCTTGGAGAATGGATCGAAGGTCATCTGTTCATCCACCTCATCAAGTGCCGTTCGTGGTTCGTCCTACAACTTCCTGATGCTTGATGAGTTTGCGTTCGTCCCCGAGCAGATCGCGGAAGAGTTCTTCACATCCGTATACCCGACCATCACATCGGGAAAGACTTCCAAGACTGTCATTGTCTCCACGCCGAACGGGCTGAACCTGTTCTATAAGATGTGGCAGAATGCCAAGAACGGCAAGTCTGAATTCGTACCTGTAGAGGCGCATTGGTGGCAAGTACCAGGTCGTGACGAGAAATTCAAAGAGACCACGATCAAGAACACATCGGAACGGCAATGGATCTCCGAGTATGAGTGTCAATTCCTAGGCTCACAAGAGACGCTGATCAGACCGTCCAAGATTGCTTCGCTGGCATTTCAGACACCGATCATGGAGAGCGAAGACGGATTGGCAATTTACGAGAATCCGAAGAAGGGCAACATCTATGCCACCCTTGTCGATTCAAGCCGTGCCATCGGACAGGACTACAACGCCATGGTGGTGGTCGATGTAACCGCCATGCCATACAGAGTGGTCGCAAGATATCGCAATAACACCATTCCGATCCCCGTGTTCCCGAATCTGATCAAAAACATTGCTGAAAAATACAACGAATCGTATATTCTTGTCGAAATCAACGACACGGGGCAACAGGTAGCAGACATCTTAAAGGATGAGTTGGAGTACGAGAACATCATCACGATCTCCATCAAGGGCAAGAAGGGTCAGAAGGTCGGTGAAGGCTTTGGTGGAGGCAGGACATACAACGGCATCAAGATGAGCAGTCAAGTCAAGAAGGCAGGCTGCTCTATCATCAAGGAGATGATCGAAGGGGACAAATTGATAGTAAACGATTTCGACATCATTGCTGAAATCAGTACCTATGTCTCCAGGGCAGGTTCTTACGAGGCACAGGAAGGCTACAACGACGATCTGGTGGCATGCCTTGTCATGTTCGGGTGGCTGACCACGCAGGAGTATTTCAAGGACTTGGTCAACCTAGATGTCCGCAAGCGACTATTTGAGGAAAAACTGAAGAAACTGGAGGAGGATCTCACCCCCTTTGGATTCTTTGACACCTCCGAAGATGAGATGGCAGAGGCATCACGGATGCTGGCAAGCGAACCTAGCGCAGAACATAAACAATCTAGGCGGGACAAGTCTTGGCTTGACGATGCGAATGAGATCCTTTGAATGCGTGAAATGGGCAAACGAATAAATACCCCCGTCTATCAAACCAATCCAAGGAGACTGAGATGGCATTCCAACTTTCCCCAGGCGTAAATGTAACAGAAAAGGACTTGACCACAATCGTCCCTGCTGTTGCGACAACCAATGCAGGCATCGTGGGCCTATTCAATTGGGGCCCCTGCAATAAGCGTATTCTCGTTGACAGCGAAAACAACCTAGTCCAACTGTTCGGCACCCCCGATGATGTGGTAGCCGAATGGTGGTTCCCTGCCGCCAACTTCCTTGGATACGGCAACAACCTACAGGTCGTTCGCTCCAAGATCAGCGGAATGGTGAATGCCAACGGATTTGGTGCCACGGGAGCATCTCATGGTGGCGCATGGTCACAGGACTATGCCCTGTTGGAGAACGATGACAAGTTCGATGCTGGAAATGTATACATTGCCGACCTGGGCGCATTCGTTGCTCGTTACCCTGGTGCAATCGGCAATACCCTAGAGGTACAGATCTGCGGAAGCAAGGCGGTTGACGCAACTGGTGTTGCTGGTGTTACCGCATATGGTCACAGTTTCTCGGATTGGACATATGCATCGCAGTTTGATGCTGCTCCCAATACGACCACCTATGTCGAATCTCTTGGCGGTTCGAATGACGAGTTCCATGCTATCGTGATTGACCGTGGTGGCTTGTTCTCGGGTACCCGTGGATCCATTCTTGAGAAGTTCAGCGGAATGTCGGTTCTTCCCACGGTCACTTCGTCTCAAGGTCAGAGTCTCTACTATGTCGATGTCATCAATAGAACATCGAAGTATATCGCTGCTCTTCCGAAGAGTGGTGCAAATGCATATGCAGATTTGCTCAAGGGAGCAACTGGCCCATGGGGAACTGTGAACTCGCAAAACTGGTACCTGACCAATACGCTTGGTGCTACTGGAACGGGTATAACCGCAACCAATACCTCTTTCGGTGTGGGTATTTGGAATCTTCGCGGTGGATCGAATGGTGTAGCAGCAGATCTCACCAATTACAGCAAGGTTGCATTTGGTCAGGATCTTGATTCGGATCCAGAGGGATACCGCATGTTCGAAGATGCCGAAACGGTAGATGTCAATCTGCTCATCGGCGGCCCAGAGAAGACATTCACGCCTGGAAACTCGACGGACACAATCAGCGGACTTGTAGGCCCGATGCTCAAGGATCTTGTCGATGCCCGTAAGGACTGCGTTGCATTCCTGTCTGCACCGAACAAGGATCCGAATGAGACCGATCAGGTCAAGTTGGATCGTGCAGTACAGTATCGCAACAACATCGGATCGTCCTCATATGTCGTGATCGATAGCGGTTACAAGTATCAATACGACATCTACAACGATACGAACCGTTGGATTCCCCTGAACGGCGACATTGCTGGTCTCTGTGCCCGCACCGATACCAACTTCGATCCTTGGTACAGCCCCGCAGGCTTCAATCGTGGTCAGGTTCGTGGTGTCATCAAGTTGGCGTTCCAACCCCGTCAGACAGCAAGAGACACGCTGTACAAGAACGGCATCAATCCTGTTGCTACCTTCTCGGGCGAAGGCACCGTTCTCTACGGAGACAAGACTGCCCAAGCCAAGCCCTCGGCATTCGACCGCATCAATGTGCGCCGTCTGTTCATCGTGCTTGAGAAGGCAATTGCCACGGCTTCGAAGTACTCGCTGTTTGAGTTCAACGATGCCTTCACACGCGCACAGTTCCGTTCACTTGTTGAACCATTCCTGCGTGATGTTCAGGCTCGTCGCGGTATCATCGACTTCAAGGTCGTGTGCGACGAGAAGAACAACACGCCTGAAGTAATTGATAGCAATCGCTTCGTGGCTGACATCTACATCAAGCCCGCCCGCAGCATCAACTTCATCCAGTTGAACTTCATCGCCACTCGTACTGGCGTGAACTTCAGCGAGGTCGGTGCCTGATTTGTGATGCAGGAAACCCACTAAATACCCACAAGGAGTCCTAAATGTCACAGTTCAGCATCGACGCATTTCGCGCTAACCTCATCAATGGTCTTGCAAGAAACAACCTGTTCCTTGTCCAAGGCAACTTCCCAGGCAACAGCACTCAATCCATTCAGGGTGCTGCCGCAGTAGCGGGTGCCCTGTTCGGTGGGGCGGTCGGTGGAGCCATCAACGCTGTCGCAGCAGCCGTTGGTGGTGGAAATCCCTCTTCACAGGTTTCGTTCCTGTGCAAGGCTTCCAAGATCCCATCATCCACCCTCAATGTCAACCAAGCCTATTACATGGGTCGCCCATTCAAGTATCCAGGAGACCGTACCTTCGCAGATTGGTCGATCTCCTGCTACAACGATGGTACCTATGGCTTGCGTAAGTCGTTTGAGGCGTGGATGAACCTCATGAATACGAATCGCACCAATGTCGGCCCAAATAGTATGAATCAGTTCATGACCGACTGGACGATTACCCCCCTAACCCGTGAAGGCAATCCAATTGCCAGATACAAGATGGTTGGATGCTGGCCAACAACCATCGCTGAGACAACCATGGACATGGCAGCGCAATCCGAGCCTTCCACATTTGATGTGACCATTTCATATCAGTACTTCGAAATTGAAAATGTAACCACCTAATTGAAAGGTCATGAGGAATCTACATAATGGAACTTTTCGGATTTCGCCTAGAGCGTTCTAAGAAAGAGAAGCAGCAGGAAAAGGCTCTCAAGTCGTTTGTCGTTCCGACATTCGATGACGGAGCCATTCCTGTTGAAGCGGGTGGCTTCTATGGTCAGTATGTCGATCTTGACGGCACCGTCCGCAACGATTTCGAACTGACCATGAAGTACCGCGAGATGGCACAGGATCCCGTTGTCGAGGTAGCAGTCGATGATGTGATAAACGAAGCCATCGTCGTGGGTGAGAAGAAGTCACCCGTGAAGATTGTCCTTGACCGCCTGAAGGCAAGCGACAATGTTAAGGAGCGCATTCACGAAGAGTTCCGCAATATCCTTCGTGTCATGCAGTTTGAGACCAAGGGCACGGAGATCTTCCGCCGTTGGTATGTCGATGGCAAGATATTCTTCCACCTGATCATCGATGAAGAGAACCCGCAGAAGGGTCTCCTTGAACTGCGCTATGTCGATCCGATGAACATTCAGAAGATCCGTGAGTACACCAAGGAAACGATGAAGAACGGTACCAAGATCATCACGGGGTACCGCGATTTCTACCTGTACAACAAGGACAATCCCCGTGCAGGAGGCAACCCATCGGGTATCAAGATTAGCGAGGATGCAATCGCATTCTGCTCGTCGGGTCTCATGGACAGCCGCTACAAGAGAACGGTCGGCTTCCTGCACAAGGCAATCAAGCCCCTGAACCAACTTCGCATGCTTGAGGATGCCATCGTCATCTATCGCATGAGCCGTGCGCCTGAACGCCGCATCTTCTACATCGATGTTGGTAACCTCCCGAAGAACAAGGCAGAGCAGTATGTCAAGGATCTCATGAACCGCTACCGCAATCGTCTCGTCTATGACGCAGGCACGGGTGAGGTACGCGATGACAAGAAGTTCATGAGCATGCTTGAGGACTATTGGCTCCCCCGCCGTGAAGGTAGCCGTGGTACCGAGATCACCACCTTGCAGGGTGGTCAGAATCTTGGAGAACTGACGGATGTCGTGTATTTCCAAAAGAAACTGTATCGTGCCCTGTCTGTCCCCGTGAGCCGCTTGGAGCAAGACAAGCAGTTCATGCTTGGTCGCTCAACCGAGATCACCCGCGACGAAGTGCGATTCACCAAATACATCCACAGGCTTCGCACCAAGTTCTGCGAGTTCTTCTTCGATGTCCTCAAGAAGCAGTTGATCCTCAAGAAGGTCATCACTTCTGAGGAGTGGAACGAGATGAAGGAGGCGATTTACTTCGACTTCCTCAAGGACAACCTGTTCACGGAACTCAAGAACGCCGAGGTTCGGCGGCAGCAAATCGAAGAGTTGGGGAATATTAAACCATACATAGGTAAGTACTATTCTCACGAATGGGTACGCAAAAATGTGCTTGGCTTCAATGAAGCCGAGATCAAGCAGATGGATCGGGAGATTGAGCGTGAACGCAATCAAGGCAAGATCGAACCCGACAACACGCAGTTCGGTCTCGTATAAGAGGGGCACATGGAAGAGAGCGAAACAGACAAACTCCTCAAGTCGGTCATTGAGACCCTCATTCGAAAGGAGGCTCCGAAGTTCAAGAGCCTCATTCAGAAAGAGTTGGCCTCTCGTATTCACAGCAAGATAGAGGAACTGAAGAAGGCTCTCTCTGGTCAGATCGTCACGGGTGTGAAGGAAGATCCACAGCCTCTTCCCGAGAATCTGCCTGGCGCACCATCTGCACCCCCCGTCACCACACCCATGAAGGCTGGTGATCTCAAGATCGTTCCTACGGCAGCAGGATCTGCCAAGGATGACATGTCACTTGACCCCAACTTTGAAAAGGAGTTTTACCACTCCTCGCAGAAGTACAAGGGTCAGGACATCATCATCAAGCAGTTGGGTACGGGATTTGGTAAGCCTGTCCGTGTCTATATCAACGGTCGGCGTTGGGAGTTCTTCCCAGGCCCGAAGGCAGCAATGAAGGCAACCAAGGAATATCTTGACGGTATGGTGAAGGATGTCAAGAAGGATCCGCAGTTGGCTGCGAACATGACCGCGCAGATCAACAAGGACAAGAATGCTGGTGTTGCACAGGTCGCTGCGCCTGTCGATGCGGGTAAGCCAAACGAGGTCGCGGATGCCGATCTCAAGAAGAAAGAATTGGAGGGTGGCAAGCCACCCGTCGATCCAAAGAAAAAGAAGCCGTCATTCGGTGGAAAGTAAGAGAGGAATCCATGTCAGACGAGAATCTCAACGAGAAGGTAGATGTCGATGCCCGCAAGGGAGAGTACCACCGCACAGTCGAAAGACTGTCCGTAGCCCGTCAGATGCGTGAAGCAAAGACAAAGGGCAACAAATGGAATGGTCTCTACGATGATGGCAGCGGCAAGGGTGCATCGGTGCCCGAGCCAATCGACTTCAACAAGGAGAATCGTCAGAGATACAGCGTCGAGATCGACGGTCGCACCCGTGGTTTCCGCGAAGCCATGCAGCGCGTGGAGATGTACAAGAAGTTGCGCGAGGCAAAGAAGAAGACGCTGATGGGTAATGTCAAGGAATCCGTTGACGAGGCAGCAGAGCCTGTTGTCGAAGCGGGTGCAATCCTGATCAAGGACAAGTTCGCAATGAGCGAGGGAGACCTATCGCCCGCGCAGAAGAAGTACCGCGCTTTCTTCAACAAGGCACTCAAGAAGTTCGGGGCTGACTCGCCCGCCGACTTGGACGATGCCAAGAAGAAGGAACTGTTCAACTATGTCAAGAAGAACTACAAGGCAGAGGATCACGACATCCTGCCACCACATGGCAAGATGCTAGATGAAGAGGAACTGTCGAAGAAGCAGAAGGAATACCGTGCTTTCTTTGACAAGGCTCTCAAGAAATTCGGGGCATCTTCCCCTGCCAAGATGGACGATTCCAAGAAGAAGGAATTCTTCTCCTATGTCAAGGCGAATTGGAAGGGCTAATGGGCAAGATCACCATCAAGTTCAAGAGCGACAAGGCTGCGAGTGAATTCGCAACCAACCTATCTGTCCTTGAAGGAAGAGCGGATGTCGCTGTGATTGATGGCGGTTCCGTTGTGATCACATCCAACGATACCCTTGCAATGGCTTTCGCCAAAAACATGGTGGACGAGATCAAGGAAGAGATCATGTGCATCAATGGGGCGAATCGTCTTCTCAAGGCAATTACCGAATCCATCACAAGCGAAAGCACGGTGGAGTTCCGAATGATGAACGGCGATCTTCAGCCAATCAACCCAAGACATGCGCGGGCACTCGCTTTGATGCATGACACCCTGAGCGAAGCAAAACAGACTGCCTTCCTCGTCTTTGCTGTCGAAAGCAAGCAGGGCTACGAACAGGCAGTCAATTTCGCACGGGCAAACGACAAAGGAGAGATCGTCTAATGTCTTACACAGAGCAGACACTAGTCAACACGCAGAAGCGGTTGGTGAAGAAGTGGCAATTGTCAGCACACACTACGGCTATCACATCTAGTATCACGGGTAGCGCATTTGCAAATGGTGCAACCGCTGGTGGTGTGAATGATGTGTTCTACCAGATGACCACAGGCATCACGGCAAATACGGCAAAGATCGCATCCATCAGATCTTCATGTAACGCACGATATTTGCTGACATACGAAGGAACCCCTGGAGCGACTGCGTTCGATTCTGGTGCGGCAGGAAACATCGATTTCATTTTTGAACGATTCACCATTCCCAATACCGCAACCACTCCGACAGGAAATATCACCATCACTCCATCGACGGTAACGGGAACGATCATTCTTGAATTCGTACTTTGAACTGAACAAATGGCAGGCGTATTTCAGTACATCTCCGTAAACAATATTGTGCGTAAGAACAACCGTTCGGTTTTTCTGATCAGCGCAGGCGGTGTATCGGGAGATGCCATCACGGGGTATTTGCCAATCACCATCGGGGTGACAGCCTCCGCATTTGGCGATTTGTCGGGAAGTAGCGGCATTACGGCAGGAACCGCAAAACTTGGTGCCATATGGGTGTCATCGGGTGGTGTTGCTGCGGGCGCAGCGAACTATACCTGTTGGTCGATTGCATCGGGTGGAACTGCAATCCATACGAACTCGGCAGATAAGAGCAACCTCATGCTCATGGTTCGCACCCCAGTTGGTAATGATGAGCATGCATATCCCAAATATTCGATCCCACAGGTATTGTCAGACGGAAAAGTAACCGTAACCCTAGATAATCAGGCGGCAAACAATTCTGGTCTTTATGGATATGGCTGCATGTTTGTGGAATTCACCATCTAAAGGAGCATTCGGATGAAACTCATCTGCGAAGTCAACGAGAGCATCGAGATCCTGACCGAGGAAAAGAACGGTCAGAAGTCATATTTCATCGAAGGCACCTTCCTACAGGGCGACATCAAGAACCGTAACGGTCGTGTCTATGAGTTCAAGATGCTCAAGGACAAGGTCGAACAGTACCGCAAAGAGTTCGTTGAGCAAAAGAGAGCGTTCGGTGAGTTGGGTCACCCCGAAGGGCCGACCATCAACCTAGAGCGCGTCTCGCACATGATCTCGGAACTCGCTCCTGATGGCAAGAACTTCTACGGCAAAGCCAAAATCATGGATACCCCATATGGCAAGATCGTAAAGAATCTTATGGACGAGGGTGCCAAGTTGGGTGTCTCGTCCCGTGGCGTAGGCTCACTTGAAGAGAAGAATGGCGCGAACTATGTGAAGGACGATTTCCGTATTTCCACAGCAGCAGACATTGTCGCTGATCCCTCCGCTCCCGAGGCATTTGTGCGGGGCGTGATGGAAGGTCGTGAATGGATCTTTGAAAACGGGCTGCTCGTCGCAAAAGAAATTGATGAAATCAAGCAGTCCATCCGCAAGGCTTCCTCTCGGAAGTTGGAGGAGCAGATGGTGAACGCATTCAAGCGATTCATCGATAAGTTGTAAGCCTAATGTTACAGGTGCATAAATAACCAATACCAAGGAGAACCCCATGGATTATCAGAACGAGGAAATCGAAGAAGTCATCCTCGATGAGGAAGAGGTCACCGCAGAGGAAACCGATTCCCTCACCGAAGACGATGCGAATAGCGCAAAGAACAAGCAGATGAAGAATCTTGCTTCCAAGAAGGGCATGGCAGAGGAAGAGGAAGAAGAGGAGACCAGCAAGGTCGCCAATGCATCCAAGGCGGGTGCAGGCAGCGGCAAGTTCGCTGGACTCTACAAGGATGGCACAGGCAAGGGTGCATCCATTCCAGGCCCCGTCGATGTTGGTGCCGCCAACGGCGACTCTAAGGCTAAGTTGACCGCCAGCGTCAAGGCGAAGAAGGCTATGCGTGAGGACATCGATGTCCACATGACTGCCATGTTCGATGGCGAAGAACTGAGCGAGAACTTCAAGACCAAGGCATCGACCATCTTTGAGGCTGCTCTCAATGAGCGCGTTGAAGAGATCCGTGCTGAGTTGGAAGAGGAGTACAGCAACCGTCTCACCACAAGCATCGAAGAGAGCAAGACTGCCCTCACCGAGCAGTTGGACTCGTATCTCTCTTATGTCATCGAAGAGTGGCTGAGTGAGAACCGTCTCGCTGTCGAGAAGGGCATCCGCACCGAGGTCGCTGAAGAGTTCATGAGCGGTCTACGCAGCCTGTTCGTTGAGCATGACATCATGGTTCCCGAAGCCAAGGTTGACTTGGCTGACAAGATGGCAGAGACTGCCGAGCAGTTGAAGGCTCGTCTTGACGAGGAGATCATGAAGAATGTCAAGTTGGCTGAAGAGGTCAAGGACTATCGTCGGGAGCAAATTCTCGATGAGATGGCTTCTGACCTGACAGTCACTCAGAAGGAGCGTTTCCGCACTCTCGCTGAAGGGGTTACCCTTGATGGCGAGGAGACAGATGTCCGCAGCAAGTTGGAGATCATCAAGGAGTCGTACTTCAGCGGAAAGAGCAAACCTGTCCTCACCGAGGAAATTGCTGCTACTGCTGAAGAGACCATTGATGAGACCTCAATCGGCGGTCAGATTGAAAATCTCAGCGAGTCGATGAAGGCATACGCCAACACACTCAGCCGCATTTCCAAAAGGTAAATAGCAACAACGCTAAATATCCGTTAGTTTCACTTTCAACACCAATAAGGAGAATCCATAATGGAACTCACCATTTCAGAAGCCCTTCAGAAGAAGTGGCAACCCATCCTTGAGCATGCGGATCTACCCGCAATCAAGGACAACTACCGTAAGGTAGTTACAACCATGCTACTGGAAAACCAGGAGCAGTACCTCAAGGAAGCAGCCCCCTCCAACTTCAGCGGCGCACAGTCGGTCGGTCAAGAAGGCGGCGGCAATGTTGCTCGTTGGGATCCGATCCTGATCAGCCTCGTTCGTCGCGCAATGCCGAACCTGATCGCCTATGACATCTGCGGCGTTCAGCCGATGAGCGGCCCGACAGGGCTTATCTTCGCAATGCGTTCGCGCTACATCAATCAGGGTGGATCGGAAGCCCTCTATCAGGAAGCCGATACCGCTTTCGGTGGCTCGGGTTCCAGCGGTTCGACCGCTCAGGGCTTCGGTGACACAACCGATCCGTTCTCGCAGGCTGGCGTTGATCCAGTCAGCGGTCTCGGCACTCCCGCAGGCGTTGCTGGTACACCTGGCTACACCACCTACAAGGGTGAAGCACTCGGTGATAGCGCAGCCAACCCGTTCCCACAGATGGCATTCAGCATCGAGAAGACAACGGTCGAAGCAAAGACCCGCGCCCTCAAGGCTGAGTACACGATGGAACTCGCTCAGGATCTCAAGGCGATCCACGGCCTCGACGCTGAGACCGAACTCGCCAACATCCTGTCCAGCGAAATCCTTGCTGAGATCAACCGCGAAGTCGTTCGCGTGATCTACAACAACGCCAAGTTGGGTGCAAAGAGCGGCACGACTCAGACACAGGGTGTCTTCGACCTCAATGTTGACTCCAACGGTCGTTGGAGCGTTGAGAAGTTCAAGGGTCTGCTGTTCCAGATTGAGCGTGAGTGCAATCAGATCGCCAAGGAAACACGCCGTGGAAAGGGCAACTTCATTGTCTGCTCCTCGGATGTTGCTTCGGCTCTGAGCATGGCTGGCGTTCTGGACTATGCTCCCGCCCTCAGCACCAACCTGAATGTCGATGACACAGGCAACACCTTCGCTGGTGTGCTGAACGGCAAGTTGCGCGTCTACATTGATCCGTACTCGTCCATGACCACTTCGTATGACTTCTTCATGGCGGGCTATAAGGGTTCCAGCGCATATGACGCAGGCATGTTCTACTGCCCATATGTCCCCCTACAGATGGTACGCGCAGTCGGTGAGAACTCGTTCCAGCCGAAGATTGGCTTCAAGACCCGTTACGGTCTTGTCAACAACCCTTTCGCTACGATCAAGGACGGCGCATCGGTTTCCGATCCGTACTCGTCGAACGCTACGCGCAAGAACATCTACTACCGCATCGTGAAGGTCACCAACCTGTTCTGATACCTAGTAGAGAGAGTGTTACACACAGAAGGGTGGGGTCGAAAGACCCCACTCTTTCATTTTGGGTCTAAATACATCCGATGAACAACATACCCGATGACATCGTGCATGGTGGGATCAATCGACAGCCGTTGAACACGAACCCTGCGTTCTCTACCAACTTTCGATTGATGATTCCGAAGGTAAGGTCGGCGGTCTACTTTTGTACTGAGGTATCGTTCCCATCCATGACGATGGAACCGATTCGGGTTCCGATTCCCCTTGCAGCCCAAGCCAAGTTTTTTGGGAACAAGATTGAGCATGGCGACCTATCGGTCAAGTTCATCGTGAACGAGGACTTCAGCAACTGGTTTGAGATGTCCGATTGGTTCCGCAAATCGCTCAATTACTACGGGTTCTTTCAGGACAATTCGCAAGCCCGCATGATGAATCTCATCACGGATTCGGGTCAGTTGCTGATACTGGACAACAAGAAGCATCCCGTGGCGCGTGTCATGTTTGATGGATTGATGATCACGGGCTTGAGCAACATCCCGATGAACTCTGCGGTGGCTGACGCACCGTTCATCACATGTGATGCAACCTTCCAGTTCACCTCGTTCGACATCAAGGAGTTCTGATGGCATCACCCAATGCAAAAAACTGGTTGCCCGAACTGACCAACTTCGGTTCGCTTGCCAATAATCCGATCAACACTAATCTGGCGGCAAGCACCAACTACCGCTTCGTGTGCGAGAAGATTCCGAATGTCACTTACTTCTGCACATCGGCACAGACACCGAATCTGACATCCACTCCAAGCGTATACAACCATCTGTTTGCCGCCAACGACATCAAGTTTCCAGGTGGCAGGGCATCCTCGGACATCTCGATCCGATTCATCATCGATGAGAACTTCCGCAATTACATGGAGATGGTCAGGTGGATGCGGTCGGGAGTACCCTACCGCGACTTCAGGGAAATTGCGCCAGATACTGATACCACGATCAACTACGGCAAACTGTTCTTTCTAGACAACAAGAAGGTGCCCGTGTTGGTCATGAATTTTCAGAACCTGATCCCCACGCAGATATCGGGATTCACCCTATCGCATACTGAAAACGAACCGTCTGTCTTGACAGCGACAGTCAATTTCGTATTCGATGTTTTCGATGTCAGCAAGGCTTAAGGACGGGGCTTCCGTGGTGCAGCGGGCTTACGAGGGCCCTTTACGGAATACCTTGAACGCTTGTCCGAAGGCTTTAAAGATGGGGTTGACTTCTGAGGTCTTTTCGGCTTCACTATCGCGTTTCTGCGTGGCATATCGTATCCCTCCTGTATTGATACCCGTGTAGCGTATGTACAACTTGTCTCGGTGGTGCTGAATCGACACCATGACTTCACGCCACCCCTCGCCCTGATACCTATGACTATCTTTCGCGGTGATCTGAAAAAGGAGCGTTGGCGAGATCTCTTCACCTAATCTGTAGATGTGCGTCCTGATGAACTCGCGCTTTTCGTCGGGCTGCTCACGGAACATAAGAGTATTTATGGCAAGGGGTCACTAGCCTAAATACCCATATGAAATCATTGCGTATCTTTACACTCGCAGCGGCAGTTCTAGCCCTAGCCCACGGTTGCAAAACCGTACCGCCTGTTCAGCCTTCCACGGGCGCATCATCCGCAGCAATCACTTCCGTGGTGGATCACACTACGGATTCGGTGACCCTCATCAAACGAGATGCAGGGCGGATACTGCTTGAGACACAGAGCATTCGACAGATCTACAACATCGAATCCGTGAAAGAGGATACGCCGATGTCTGAAAATGCTGTCGATTCTGGTGGAGTGGAGACAGATCGGGCATCGCAATTCCTTGATCGTGTAGACAGCAAGGCAGCGAACATCATTGAATCAGCAGACAGCATCGGCAAAGAAGTGGGCAAACTGCAATCGCTGACCGCAGAGGTGAATCGACTTGAGAAGTCGCTGACGAGTCTACAGATCGCATTGGATCAGACCAAGGCGAAAGCCATGGAGAAATTGTACGGCTACATCAGCATGTTTTGGGTCATTGGCTTTCTTCTGATTGCAGCGGGGGCAGCAGTCGCGTTCTTCTTGAACAAGGGATACGGTGGAACACTCGCGCTGCTTGGTGCGCTGATGCTTGGATTTGCATCAGCGGCACATCGTTACATGGATCAGATCGCAATGGTCGGTGCGATACTGCTCATCGTTGGGTTTGTAATTGCTGTGGGCATGGTTGCATGGTCTACGATCAACAGCAAGCGAAACGCAACAGCCATCCGTGAGATTGTGGAGATGATACAGATCCTCAAGGAGTCGATGACCGACAGCGAAAAGGAGCGGATCTTTGGTGAGAGCGGTATTGCAGCAACTGTGCAGTCGGATCTGACGAAAGAAATCATTGCCAAGATCAAGGAGCAGAACGGCTTCAAGAAATTGGAAGCCGCGCGGAAGACCGCGCAGGCAACAAAAGAGTCAGAATCCCCCAAGACATAAATATCGCTACTGAAATACTAGGCATCTACGCAAACCTTTCCACAGGAGAAAAACAGAATGGCAATCTATGCATGGTTTGGCGGCCACACAGGCTACACAGGAACGAACAGCGGTTACACCGCTCAATACGGAGGCCCATCAGGCTCTCCTGCTTGGGTATCGGGTATTGATGGATCGGTCTCCACATCAGGAGACTTTGTATTTGGCCCATACTTTTGGGGCAACCCCAAAAACTGGAGATCTGCAACTCCAATCGGCAACACCTGGTACTACAACACAACGAATTTCACACCGCAGGGCGGCGATACGGTGTACATTGGCAACAAGTATATCGTCAATTACATGACAAATTCGTACACAAGTAGATACGGTGTATCGTTGCTGTATGGAGGAATGTCTGGTGATGGATTCGTTGCTAGCGGTCAGACTGGTTGGTTTGGTGCAACTGGCGCACAGAACGGCACAACTGGCAATCCACGAAACCGATATCAGGACATAACTTTCTATATTGGTGTGACGGATCGGGGATTCTATCCAGATGCAGCAGGAGCCAAAGGATACTATGGCTGGGATATCAGAACAGGTGAGATTGGACAGGGTGCAACAAGTATCGGGCTGGAATCAGGTCTGACTGCGTTGAACATTCGCACAGCAGTTATGCAAAATAACGACTACGCGACCAACGGATATGGTTCTGGAGCGACGATTGTGTGTAAGAATTTGTCAACCTCCGCTGGTTTGACTGCACCAAAATTCTATACTTACGCCCTCGCTACTTACCCTCAGGTGCCGCAGCCGACATACAGCATAATTGCTCTGTTGGGCAACTGGCCATACATCTACCAATATGGCAGTAATGTGCTTTCAACCCAAAGCACAATTAGTACGACTGGTGCATCTTGGTACGCGGGATCGAACTGCACGAAGATAATCTCTAGCAATACCAACAAGACCAAGTTCTTCAATATCTCTTGCGATAAGTTGGTGGAAGATGCTTATATTTGGGGAAACTATGGCGGAACAGCACAGGCATTTACAAGCGCAGTTGTGACAGTAAATGGCTATCAAGGTGCTGATTTTAACCATGCAGTTACCCTCGGTTCGCTGCACGAAGGTACACAGCCAATTTTCTCAACGGTGACTCTTGGTGGTGGTACTGCAAACAATAGCCCATACATCAAGTTTGGTTCCGCAAAGGTGAACGCTTTGCTTGGAAATGACGGCAACATTGGTGTGCATGAAAACGCAGCATCGACGGATCAGGTAATCATCCGCGATGGGTATCTTCGTAAGGGAAATTTGTTGATGTACCACCCCACAAATCAAGCATGGCAAAACTTCAAGTTGGGAGATCCAACAGTTGCTACAGATCCAGGTATTCGTATTGACAGTAGTGCTGTTGATGTCAGATGCTTCAATGGTCAGACCTTGGTGACACAGGCTGGTCTGCAAGGAGAATACGCATATCCAGTTCTCGTTGCTCAGGAAGAGACGATACGCCCCTAATACAAAGAGGTGTACAAAAATACAGCAGGGGAGGCGAAAGCCTCCCCTGTTTGTTTACCGATTTATTGATGTCACTTCTTGGTCTTGCCCTTCTTCTTGGTGGGCTTCGGCTCCTTCAGACCAAGCCACACCTGAACTTCATCACTCCATTCGTTGATCGGATTTTCGTGGAGCCATTCGTCTTTGGCGTTGAGGATCTCACCCTTGGCGTTGACGATGAGGTAGGTGCAACCGCCGACATAGCAGTTGTCCACGGGTTCCCACTCTTCGTACAGGTAGGCACCCACGGGCAGTTTCACCTTGCGATTCTTGTCCCATGCCTTGATCAGGAGTTCACCCAACTCCTTGTCGTTGCGGACATCATACAGCAACTTGTTGCTGCGCTTCTCGGTGCGCTTGGCATGACCAACAGCGGCGGTACGGGCTTTCTTCGATAGCGTATTGAAACTTGTCATGATGAGTCTCCTTTCAGGAGTCACGGTTGCGGGTCAGCACAGTTGCCGTGCTGAGTGTGGTTGCAAACGCTGCATACAGAAACACGATCTGCCAAAACCCCATGCCATGACTTCGCAGGAAGTCATAGAGAGACAGCCACAGGGCTGCTAGGCAGGAGGTTAGCAGGAATGAGATGGTACAAGCGACTAGCACTATGGTTAGAACTTCGTTGCGGTCTTTCATGGGTGTTCCTTATTAGAGGTAGGCGGGTCCGTATGGAGTCAGGGAGCCAACACCGTTGTAGGCATCGAACAGGTTCCCGCGTTCGTGCTTGGCGGGAGCCTTGTACCCTGCGGGCTTCAGGATGCCTCCCGTCTGCTTGTCGATGAATGCCCACACAGATCGCTGCCCACGCCCATTGTCTACGATGCCGTCGATGCGGATGTAGCGGCGACCGTCAGTCATCTCTAGGACGGTCGGTGTGAGAGTGGGAAAGTTGGATGCGTAGTTCTCGTTGATGATCGCCTGTGCGGCGTTCAGCCAACGGTCTAGTCGTTCTAGGGATACCGTCTTGTCTGCACTCCACACGGAGGAGGGGAGGTTTGTCTTGACGGTGAGGAGGTTGATCGGAGTGACTGTCATGGTGTCTCCTTTGACATCTGAATGGTATCGTATCGAGTGCTTGCTGTCAAGCCATCACAAATCCATCGGCTACGAGACCATACCAATAATTTCGAGCGGAGCGAATGTCGAAGATTCCCATGAACTCGCGTTCGCTGTCGTTCAGCCACATGCGAGTTACGGTGTACTGACCGTTCTTCTCATTGAACTCATATGAGACTCGGTGGGCGGGATGCGTTAGGGTGTAAAATTCGCGGTCATTAGTACTCATTGGGGGTTACCTCTTACACCTAAAGAATACCAAACCCTCGGGAAAAGTCAAGTGGTAAGTCTTGCTTACAAGTCCGATAACGGCTGATCTGCCACCCATCCCATATCGATCAGTCGCCCCCAAATCTCTCGGGCATATTCAAGACCGATAACATAAGATGCGTCCTCATTGTTCAGGGGGATGCGCCAATTTCCCAAGGATGTGTTCGGTACAAATACCTCGGGTGGCGGATCGTCCAGACCTTGGAAGCCCCCGCCCCACACTTTCATGAATGGCTTAAGACCGCTGTAGTCCTTTTCAAAGAAGATGTGCTTGGTCGGGTGGTGATCCCACTTAAGAGACCATCGGTCACTCGGTGTCGAATGCATCAAATACAGCCTCCTGACTATAAATCGGAGTCAACAAGTCCTGTAGATCACACTTCAGCAGGGTCACCTGATCGTTCAGCGCAAAAATCTCCTGCACCTGATCGGCGTTGACTCTCTTCCACTCGTCGCGTTCGTTCTGCACCTCGGTAAGAGTCTTGCTCAGGTTAGCGATCTTCTTCTCCGACTCGTCTACCTTGAGAGATAGATCAATCTCCGACTCAGCCATGATCATGGTGAGCAAGCCGTGAAGCATCGGCAACTCAACAACCCTGCCACCCTCATAGACGATATGCTCCCACAGGGAACGAGCGTCCTTTGCGGTGTACTTTCCATCAACCCACTTGCTGCCCATGGTGCGCTCGGCACCACGGATGTAGACCTTCTCGGAGTCATAGATTGCAAGTATGACATTGTCACCGTGCGCGGTCGTGAGGATGTGGAGTCTTGGTGTCATGTGTTGCCTCGCATACGCTTGATGCCTTCGCCCGTGGTGAAGTGAATCCCATCAAAAACTTCAACGCACCACGGTAGGCACTTGGGGCAGGGTCGGCTGATGCGTTCCTGCCCAAACCGATTGAAACGGAAGTTCCACAACTCAAGCCCCGCCCTGCCTTCGCACTTGCGGAAGGCATCAAGTTCAGAGTGCATTTCATCGAACAAGTAGCCGTATCGCTTGGCAATCGGATGAGTCTTCATCTGATTGGTGCCTACCGCGACTACTCTGCCCCTGTGAAGAATCACGCTGCAATGCC